TTGCTTCAGATAGAGGTCTATCAACTTCCCCACGCTTTAGGAGAAATGAATAAAGATCGACTAGACGAATAAAGATATCTGCCATCTCTTCTGACACTTCCCTTGCGCCTTTCTTCTTGCGTAATGCTTCTAGTACTTCTGTCACCTCTGAGTGAATCATAGCAAGTTGCTTCAACTCAAAAATAATAATGTCTTGTTCATCCATGCGATCTACTGGATCATAGAATCCTTTTTCTATTGCATTAGAGTGAATTACATGTGCTGCATAGTCTAAATCAAACTGCATTTACTACCTCCTGAAATACTAAGTCCTCATCCTTTGAGAGACTGTAATTGATCTTATATGCATTACCTTCTTCTAGCCTTGTGTAAGCCATTGCAAAGTTACTTGGAAACACAATCATTGATAACAATTCTCTTCCGCTATCCGCGACAACGAGTGAGGCCATTCTCTTTCCAGCCTTAGTTATACGAGGTCTAAAGGATAGCACGAAATACTCATCTTGTCCATATGGCAGTTGCTTATAATTTAAGAACCGTACCAACGGGCTGTTGCTTTCTCGTATCTGATCAATAGGAACCGCTTCCACAATCCTGTTAGATCCAACAAGAATAATATAAGTGCGACCTGCTTCGATCTGTGTTTCTTCTTCATCGAAAATTCCTACACTTCCTGTATTGTCTAGTAGTTCTACTCTGCTCCAACCCTTACCCCTCTTGATGCCACGGATTACCCCCATCATAATGAACGCACCCTTTTCATCGAAGTCGTCTGCTGTTGTCATGTATGCGTGATAGTGTTGTGGAACCTGTAGATTAAACTCTGGAAGTTGAAGGTACTCATACATGTTTTCCTTAATCTCTTCGTCATTACGAGGATTATCTGGAAAGGTAACTGCACCAATCTTCTTCATAGACTCTAGCGCTCTGGAGTTTACTCCATTTCCCTTGGTGAAGGTAAACTCTTCAACCTCTGCATAGGAATTGAATGGGCGAGCAGCAATATATCTTTCAGCAATCTTATCTGATATAAACTTAATTGAGGATAGACCAAACCTAATACCCTTACCCTCAATCTTAAAGTCCATTCCTGAGTCATTGATGTGTGGAAGCCTCATGGGAATATTCATCCTCTTGGTCTCAATCATATATTCAGTGCGACCATCCTTGTCCTTCTCATTCTTAAGAAGAGCAAACATAAACTCTAGAGGGTAGTAATACTTTAGCCACGCCGTCCAGTACGAAACTGTTGAGTAAGCAACAGCATGAGACTTGTTGAACGAATACCCTGCGTGGGCTTCAAAGTCATGCCACATCTTCTCAGCAGCCGTCCCACCAAGTGGCCCAGTCGCATTCCGAACAAATAACTCTTTGAATTGATCAAACTCGCTAGCATCCTTTTTCTTACCAATAATCTTACGAACCTTATTGGCCTCTCCCATAGTCATACCGCCAAGTTTCGTACAAGCAAGCATAACTTGTTCCTGATATAGAATTGTACCGTAAGTATCTTCTGTAAATTCCTTCATGATTGGTGAGGGATAGGAAATGCCCTGCTTACCTTGCTTGCGAGCAATATAATCCTTACCAATAGTATTCATTGCTCCTGGGCGTACCAGAGCATTAGAGGCTACCAACTCAGAGAACTTGCTTACCCCCATCTTTACCAAAAGGTTTGTGTAGGGTGTTGCTTCACACTGGAAGACACCCTTTGTATGACCGTCAGAGAGCATGTTGTAGATATTTTTATCCTCCATATCAATCGCATGAAGGTCTATTCTTTTTCCAGACCTATCCTCAACAATGTCCAATGTATCGTTAATAACAGTAAGTGTCTTTAGGCCAAGAGCATCGATCTTAATGAGGCCAACGTCTGCTGCTTCCTCCATGTCCATAGCCACTACGGGAAGTCTTACATCGCTCCCTGTGACGTTGCGAGTCTCCATTGGAGCAATCCTACTGATGGGGGTTTTTGACGTTACCACGCCTGCTGCATGGACTCCTGTGCCACGAATACGACCGCGTAGTTGCTCTCCATAAACCTCAACCTCTGGATACTTGTCGCGGAACCATTCAGTGTTCTTTCCACCTACAAACTCTTCCCAAGTATCTACTGTCTTGAGCGCACGATTAACATCTGCGAGGGGAATGTTGAGAACACGACTAACATCTCTAACGACTCCCTTATCCTTAAACTGCAAGAAGGTTGCAATTGATGCTACATGCTTGTACTGACTCTCTAAATACTTTTTGACTTCTTCTCTTCGACTATCCTGAATGTCAGAGTCAATATCTGGGAAGTCATCGCGGTCTGCATCTACAAATCGAAAGAACAGCAGTCCGTGCTTAATTGGATCAATGTCTGTAATTCCAAGTGCATAGCAGACTAGAGATCCTGCTGAAGATCCACGACCTGGACCAACCATGATTCCCTCTTTCTTTGCCCAATTAAGCATATTCTGGACAACAATGAAATAGGAAGCAAACTTCTTATCTTTAATGATAGAAAGTTCTTCATCAAGTCGATCTAAATAATCTTGGTTATCAGAAAGACCGCGTTCCTTGAGTCCCTTCAAGGATTGCTTCTTAATTTGATTATCAGGATCTTTATGTTCAACTGGTAGAAGGTTTAGGTTTCTATGAAGGCTGTACTCCTCTACTTTGTTTGCAAGATCAAACGTGTTGTCAAACATATCTGTTCTGGCATCTTCGCCCATAGCCGTCCACATCTCTTCTCCACTAAGAAGATGAATGTCAAACTTGTTAAATGACATAGAGCGATCTTTCCCATAAAGATAGTTAAGTCTTTCCATCATGTCTTCTACTTTGAGAGATCCTGTGTAAGAGGATTCTCCGCTTACCTTGGCATGAGTGTTAAGCAAAAGAACCATTTCTTGAATAACCTTTTGATCTACTGTGGCATGGTGACAGTCAGGAGTTACAATTGTCTTGTATCCTCCAGCATCTGCTAGATCAATAAGCGCCTTATTCATTCCCTCAGTGTTGTGAGGCATTACCTCAACATAAAAGTCTTCTCCAAACCTATCACCAAACCACTTAAGATGCTGCTTGGCAACTCCATATTCATCAGCCTCAATTGCCTTGTTAATTAGACCAGACATACATGCAGATGTAACTATAAGTCCTTCACGATACTTCTCTAGAACTTCCCAGTCAATTCTGGGCTTCTTGTAAAATCCTTCATTCCATGCAATTTCAGATAGGCGAGAAAGATTCTCAAGCCCCTGATCATTCTTAGCGATAACAATTAGATGATTGTAAACCAAGTCAAGTGGTGTTGTTCGTTCAGCCTTATCACGGCGATCAAATCTATCACCAGAAAAATACATCTCTTGTCCAACAATTGGCTTAATGCCATTTGCACGCATAGTACGAATCCAGTCGCGGTGTCCCGAACTTGTTCCGTGGTTTGTCTGAGCAGCAGCAGTCATGCCAAGATCCTTTGCACGAAGGGCATAATCTTCTGGAGTAGCCGTTCCATCAAAGATGCTGTAATGATCATGCATGTGCATAGGAAGGTATTTAGTCATTAATTTTCCTTAATAAACAGGTGAGAGGGACGGTACTAAGTGTACCGCCCCCCAACACTATTGTCAACTACCAGTCGATATTGGTGGTGTTACTTGAGGCTTGAGTCTCAAACCCTAGGTAGAAAGACTCTTGCTCAGCATAGGCAACCTCACGGACAACCTTCTCAAGATTGAATGGCTCTACGCCAGACCAATCATGTTTTTCCGTATCTGGATCTCCAGGAAGGAGGATATATGTTGTGTCAGTACCGCTGCCCTGACGCTTCATGCGCCACATGCGGTTGCTGATACTTCCTGTTTCCAAGGCGTACTCCCGTAGGGTGTTAAATGCAGACTGCTTTCCCACTCCCTGAGACCATACAGCAACATATGGTGGCTCTAGACCATCATCTACAAAGAGATTGGTGTAGAAGCGAAAGCGTGAACGCCAACCACTCTTAGGCTCCTTACGAGCCATCTCACATCCAAAGCATCGTCCCTCAGAATCCTGAGTACAGACTGCCTTGCGCTTGTAATCCTTTGGATTGGTGTGTTCTGATACAACGATTGCAAGGTCTCGCGCTGCATCAAAGTTTGGTGAATCTTCATCAAGTTCGTTAACGAAACGAACCTTTGCACTCTGGCCATCTTCTAACTTGAGCCAGCGAACCTTTGTTCCATCTCCTGCTGATGCTGTTGGTCGATCAAGTGACTCCATGGCTTTTAGCCCTTTCATAATTCCCATAATACTCTCCTTATATGTTTTATAAATACATTGCCAATAATGGATCTTGGACTCTTTTTGTTAATTCTTGGATATCTGCATCTGTCATGTCGCCAATATCCTTGAATCTTTGTGGTAATCCCACAACTGTTGCGCGATCTTTCATTCTATTAACAATCTTGTCAGTTAATGTCCTTCCAGCATCATCGTTATCTGGAATAACTATAACATTATTAAAGTATTTTGTCAATAGGTCTAATTGAAACTTTGAAATATATACCCCCAAAGTTGCTATGGCTGGTACACCACACTGATCTAGACGAATAGCATCAAAGGAAGACTCTACGATATAGACAGAATCATGTCTCTTGGCACGGTGTAGATTAAACAGCACCTTGGACTTTGGAAGACCATTCGTGTTTCTAAAATCTTTCCCCTCAACGCTTCTGCCAATGAACCCTACATAGAGGCTTCCATCAGGATTCTGGACTGGAATGGTTACCATGTCCTGATTCTCACTGAATCCTAAAGAAAACTTTTCCATAGAAGATCTACTAATCCTTCTACCCTCAAAGTATGATGTTGCTCTAGGAGATTCCAAGGCTTGATTATTTAATCTCTTTATCATAACCTCATCAAATGGAATATACTCTTGCTTCTCTTCAAGCATCTTATCCACACTGTCTATAATATTGGTACTCACCTTGGCAGAGTCAATAACTCTTCCTACTTCAAAGAATGATTTTTTCGTAAGGTGCATCAATAGTTCAGTTAGATTACGGGATTCGTGGCATGAGAAACAAAAGAATGTGCCATGCTCTTTGCTTACCTCTCCTGCTGGAGTTCTGTAGTTTGCATGGTAGGGACAAAAGATAATATAGTCTGAGTCTACCTCATTCTCAATCTTTACCCCTGAGATTGCAAGGACTCGTCTGACTTGTTCTGGCGAGTATATATCGGTCTGTTCTTGTCTAGTCCGTCGATACATGCGGCATTCTTCTTTCCTATATATGATCCGTATACGCTTAATATAAATTCGTAGTAGTTACCTGTATATGATAGCGACCAATCTGGCTCTATGTCAAATCTGACGACATAGCCCTCATCTCTCATGGAGTCAGATAAAAGTCTGATATATTCTTGCTTCATGCGTGGAATAAATCGGTCATCGTGTATCTGACCGTCTAAGGAGAACCTCTTTATTTTTTTATGCATGAAACTCATGGATTAATTATACATGAATCAATCACAAATGCATCTTTGTCAAATATACAAGTTTTCACTTGGGATCAATGGGGGATAAACCTTCTACCGCGACTCAATAAAAAGGTATGATGTGATTACATAAAGTCCATTATTATCTACGTCCTTATTGTTTACACTGACCTCAGATAGACCCAAGTAGTAGGATGATGGGAAGATAACGGTCATATTGTTGTCAATCTTCTGCTCATAAGCAATGTCTCCACCAATCTGTAGGGTAAGATCTCCCCCATCAAACTCTTTTGGATCGTTAAAGACAAAGGTAATAATTGTAAATGCAGCAGAGTCATAGTGTAGTAGTGAGGACTGGCCATCTCCGAAGTACCTAATCTGAGTTGAGTGATTATTTACTGAATCATATATCCCATACATTGAGTTTGTGTGAATTAGATTCTCAACCACCTCAGGAGAAAAGAATGTCTCCATTGAGTTATTGTGTATCGGAGATATCTCTAAATCCTTGTACATGTCCAAAAGCCACACGCCATCTGGACCTTGGCACTTTTCTGTAAATTGATGAACTTCATTAAGGATGTTTGATAATTCCTTTTCACTAAAGGTTTCTTTAATCACTAGAGCATCAAATGGCTCTGCCAGTCTTTCAAAAATCATTCCATTCTCCTTTATTAGTTGTTGTTATCTTATTCAAAATCTTTGTAGATAAATCTACCAGAGTCAAAGTCTACCTGAACCATAAACTCTCCAAGAAAGCCATTACGATTCTTTCTAAATACCGCCTCAAGAACATCGCTGTTAGGGGCACGACCAAGGGCTAGAAGCCAGTCTGCATCGTAAGCAATCTGGCGTGACCAAGAAGTCTGTCCAAGAGTTGGAACACTATTCATGTCCGTAATATCGTCTGGGGTTGCAGAAGAGATTGCGACAATGGGAATTTGTTCAGAGATAGCCAGCAACTTTAGTTCACGACTAAGGTTTTTCATCTTAACAACCTCGTTATCAGTCCTAGTATTACTAGTCATCAAGTTAAGGTAATCAACAAAAACAATGTCTGGTCTGTACTGATCAATCTTTCCACGCAACACGCTTGGACTCACCTCACCAATTCCCTCATTAGAAATGATGTGAATGCTTGGCTTACCCTCAAAGGTCTTTGTCATCCACTTCTTCATCATGTCTGTCTCAACATCTCCACGAGAGAGTTTTCTGTGACTCCATACCCCTTGACCAAGAATAGTAAAGACGCGATTCCTTACCTCTGTCTCAGTCATTTCTAGAGAAACAATCAGGGGGGACTTGCCATTCCTCCAAGCCTGAACAGCAAGGTAGAGAGCCATCCAAGATTTACCAATAGCAGGATAAGCAAGGAGAACGCCTAACTGTCCAGGAGTAATTCCTGCTGGCATGTAGTTGTCAAATCCTGCCAGACCTGTGTAGATTCCGTGTGTTCCACTATCCTGTAGTCGCTTGATGTTCTCAAAGTAGGCAATAGCATCATCCACATTGGATACGTCTAGATCTCTTGCTGTGGAAGTAATGTGCTTTAGCCTTGCTGTCTCTGACATAAGACCTTCAAGTGCTGATATAGAATCTCCATCTTGCACTGATGATGCTGCTGACCTGAGCATAACCTTCACATTATCATTAAGAAACTCTGTACGCAACTCATCAATGTGATGCTTTGTTGCGCCAGTCTCCGCAACATAATCAAAGTCTGGGAACCTCTGCTTAACAATGTTGAGGGGAGGAACAGTTTGGTTTTGCTCATAATAGGATCTAACGAAATCCCAAATGTCCGTATGAGTCCTTAGCATTGCCCCCACGTTTGCCTGTAGCAAAACATGCATCTGCTTATCATTTAATACTGCCGATAGGGTCTTAGCCTCAAGATTCATCTAACCATTCCTTTGCCTTCAGGCGCATCACTGCGCGAAACTCTTCATCTTCTTTTTTTGCTTGCATTGATTGTATCAACCTATCAGTATTTTGACAATAGCCTTTCCAAGTAGGTCTCTGATTTACCTTAAAGTAATAGTCCATTGCTTCTGCAAGTTTGTCATCATCAAACGACTCAAGAAGATCGTCTGCTGCCCACTGTTCCTTATGTTTGTTTAACATTGGTATGGGAAGACCAGACTCTTTGCATTTCTTTTCAAACTTTCCAATAAGAGCAAACCTATACTTACGATCAGACATTAAAAGTCCGAAGTGGTTACTGTTGCAGTTAACTCATAGATACCTTCATCATATCCAACGTTTAGGGAGTTGAGCATTGCCCACTCATCCTTTTTAATCATGTCATCTACCAAGCGAGCAATCTTCTTGAGTGCCTTGGCAGGATTCTTATCAAATGCACAGATTACTGTTGCAAATTCTCCTGTTGCAATGTATGCCTTCTTCATGACAGTTCCTCTCTTGCTTCATTCAACTTTCCAATAAGTTGGTTCTCTACAAACTTGTACACACGATCAGAGGCTTCTTTAGCACTCTCTTCTTCATGCTTGTAATCTGTTACGGAGCAGTCAATCCTGATATTTTGAAAGTTACCAGTATTGATAGTTGTGCCCAATGTCCATGAAATCTTAGTAGCCTCCACTTGAAGCCCCTTCCTTTGTTTACCTAATGGTATCAGCGTAATGTGCTATTGTCAATACTCTAGACGGTTTCAGAGAATACTGGAACGAATCTGCCATTATCGTCCTTGAGGTAATAGATCATACCATCGCCCATTGCGTAACGCAACTCTTGCTCTGTGGGAGTTTTATTGTTAGTGATAAATCCATCTTTACGTTCTCTACCCATATGAGTCTGTGCCATAAGATTTCTAGATTCCCAAATCTGATCTTCAGAATAATAACTCATATAATGAAAGGCTCTTTCACCATTTGGCAACTCTCCCATAGGTTCTGGCAGAAGACCTGCCTTGATTAATCTGGGGATGCTCTTTTTATGATAGTTTAATAGTTTGGCAGTCTCTGATACTGAATAGGCTCTTTTTCTTTTTCTTTTAAACTCTACCATTGTTGTCATCATCTGAATAGCCTTGGTGCAGTTCCAGAGAGTTACCATGCCAGAGGCGCGGCTAATGTGAGTTATTCTAATCAAATCTCCATCAAGAAACCAAGTCTTTCTTCTTGAGTTTTGTATTACTGGGAGATTGAGGCTGTCATTCTCATTTTTTCCATTTGCCACAACCATGCGGCTTCTCCATTACTCTTGTCGAAATTGTGATAAAACTTTCTGCTTCCACAACAGATGCAAAATGTTTCTATGTGGTTGGGTTCGGTAAACGCTCTATCGATAAACACTCTTCCATTACAGCGTATGCAGTTTAACATTATTGGAAAAGTATATCATGTTGGTATGCCGATTGCGGTGATATTAACAGTTGTGGTTACTTGACCAGACTTATTAAACTTAACAACGCCTTCGATTCGTGAAGTAGTAATTGATCTAATGACTACGGTAACGTCATCGCCAATGTCTGAAGCGCCACGATTAACTACCGTGGCAGTTGCTACAGGTGGATACTTAAAGTCAGAAGCGTAGGAAAAGGAAAAGGGTCTGGTAGTTCCTGCTGTAACGCTTTCGTTATTAACAATGTCTACATATCCAGCAATAATTCTTGCTGCTCTAGTCTGAATGACCTGATTGCCAGCATCCCTTGTGGATACCGTAGTGTAGTTATAGGTTGCTGAAGAGATCTCGTTTGATACTTCGTTGATAGCGTTAGCAATCTGATAGATGTAAGTAACGTCTAGTGGTTGTCCACGATCTGGAAGAGGAATTTTTGCCATGAGAAAATTATACCACTAGAGGGTGGTAATCACCAAATCGTACATTCTAAATGGGTATCCAGTAAATGATCCAAAACCTGTTGGAGTTCCCGTTAAGTTTATTCTGTTTGTATCTAATAAAGCATCATTTTTGGTGGGGTACATGGCAATTTTATAATAGTCAATAGTTCTTGTGTAATAGGTAACGCCATTAGTCAATCCTCCAATTGGGGTTGCTGATGTATATAATCCTGGAGTTCCTGTGCTAGACCCATGCCCTTCAGGAAAAATAAAGATATCATTCACCAGATCTAGTGTAGAAGCGTCTTGAGGAAACGTTGCTGTTTTTTCATATCTAGAGATTGGTCTACCAGGTCGATAAACTTCTGCATAAAGATACTTTGGAGTTATGTCTGTGATAATACCAGTTGATGGGTTTGTGTATGGATATGTTGGAGGTACTACTATATTCAATGATGTTGAAGCAATTCTTTCTTTGTAGATCCACTCACTTGGAGTCGAACCTCCTGATCCCGCCCACCTTATCCATAAATCATAATGAAGAAGTTCTCCGATATTAAGAGCAAGGCTATCACTATTTCTGTATATTGTTACAGAGTCCCACACAATATTTACCAAAGAAGATCCAACCTTTTCCATTTTTATGCTTCCTGGAATTTCTCTTGTTCCTCTTTCAAAGAAAATTTCTGGATCAACATTGTAGATAGGGGACCACGCAGAAAGGTTGTTTCTGTCTTCTGATATAAGTCTAAACCTAATTGGATACTTTGGATTATAGATGTTTGGGTCTGGAAATTGTTCCCTTGGAACAATAAGTTTCTTTGACATTAAGATACCCCTAGCGAAAACCTAAAATCTATATAGTTGTTGGTGTTTGTTAATTTAATAATAGGAGTGCCATCCCCACGAATAACAGAATATCCAGACATTTTGTAAGTAGGATTCTCTAAAGTATTGTCAATTCTGAATCCATCAAGGGCGAGATAGTGTACATCTGATTCAGAGTCATCTGCTTTTGTTATTTGAACAAAAACTCTACATAATCTAACTTGTGATGAACTAAAATCTGATGATGTATAAAATCTTGTGT